TGATGAATGGGTTGATCTGACCAGCCACAACATTGACGCGTGGGAACACGGCAACTGGATCGCCCAGGTTGCTGCTCTTGGTCACATCGCGGTACTCGAACGAGTCCGTGCCGCCAGCAAGACCGATAGCGCGCAGGCGCTCCGAGTCCGTCTTAGCCTTAGGAGCCGTAGGAGCAACAACAGCGGCGAACTCGGCGCGAGCCTCGTCAGCAGCCTTGCGTGCTTCGGTAGCGTTCTTCTCGGACTTCATCGCCTCGGCAAGCGTGCCAGCCTCTGCGACGAGCTTCTCGAAGCGCGCCTTGTCTTCACCCTCTAGGGCGATTCCCTTATCGGCGGCCTCAACGGCAATGCCGCGTGCCTCCGTCAGGAGGTTCGCTCGCTTGTCAGCGAGATTTGCGAAGTCGGACATAGTGTCCACTTCCTTTCTCCGCACATAGGCGGACTATCTACTTTGCTCTCCTCGGTGGGTTGCTCTAACGCGGACTCGCCTACTCAGGGCGGTGGGGCGCAGGCACGAGACCTAGAGTGCTTCACCTTCTGCCGCTACAATCGCCAGCATTGCCGCAGCGACGGATGGGTCAATGACCTTCTCCTGCTTTGGCGCTAGCTTCGAGCGGACAGCATCAATGACAGCCACTTCCTCGGTGGACAGTTCTCGTCCAGCCTTGACTGACTCAAGTGTGGCCATCAACGCCTCAGCCTCTACGCCGATCTTTGGCGCAGTGACCTGGCGGATTGCCGTGAGACCAAGGGTTGCAGGATAGGCAGGGGTCTGACCACCGGCAGCAAGGATGCTCACCTCGAAGAGGTTGGCTTCCTTGATCGTGCGCTGATTGCCATCCCACGCATCCTGAACCTTCTGGAATCCGAATGACATACCGGCAGCGGCGCTCTCGTGCGTCAGCATCGAGATGACCTTGGCAGCGTCTGGATCGGCTGGATCTAGTTTCGCCTCAACGCGCAGACCAGTCTCGTCCTCGGTCAACTGAAGGCGACCGCTCGCGGTCGTTGCCAGAGCGCGCGTCTCGTCATGACCAAACAGGAAGGAGATGATCTTCTGCCCTGCGGATGCGCGAGCCAGTGAACGCTTGAACGCGTTAGGCGCAATGCGCTCCTCGAATGGTAGACCAGCGCTCGCGCTGTTCCAGATCGCAGCATAGCCGCTGAAGGTGCGCTGACCGTCAGCATCAGCCTCGGCAAGACGGTACTCGCCAATCGGAAGTGAGCGAGTTTCTTTCTCTTTCATATCAATGATCTCCCTATCTTCAGCCGCGATCAAAGCATCTGCCCACGAGAGTACGCGATCAGTTGCGTCGCGGTCAGTTGTTTCCACACCCCAAAGGAAGCCAGCAACAGCGCCTGGACCTGGGAAGTCCTCGTTGTCCTGATCCTGATTCTGTGGCACGCCTTCCCAGTCGCCGCGATGACGGCGAATCCAAGCGGCCATGCGGATGACCTTGTCGGTGTCTGCTCGACCGGCTGCGAGTTCGCGCGCCTCGGCGATGGTCTGTGGCTGCAAGCCGTCGCCTGCAAGACCGTCCTCTACGAACGACAAGCCACGAGCTGCGGCATTGCGGATGTAGTCAGGAACCTCGTACACGGCGCGCTCTTCGTCGGCGAGATACTCGTCAGGTGAGTACGCCTCGATCATCAAGCCGCGAGCCATCTCGCGCACCGCTGGATCGTTGTCAATCGCGTACTCCAACTCCTCGCCGTACTGCTCCTTCAGCAGACCGTACTTGTACTCCTTGAACGCCAAGCCGGTGGCGAATGGCGAGCCGTCAAAGTCGTTGAGGTGTACCTCTTCCACGCCTGCGACCTTGTATTCCTGAAGCCATGCGCGCGTCTCTTCTAGGCGCTCAATGCTGCGAGCCGAGACCACGATGAGTTGCTTATCGCCAGTCATGACCTCCTCGTTGAGGAGATCGATCAGCGGCTGATTCGGCTGCTCATTGTCAAGGATCAGCGTGCCGTCAAGATCAACGATGATGTAGCTCAAGCCTGTGGCTCCTGACCGACTACGCCGATGTTGAGTGCCTTGTAGTGCTCGTCGCCACCGACCACATCTGCGCGATCCTCAAGACGGCGGATCTCGTTGAGCGACAGGATGCCGTTGTTCAGCGCGATGGCGTATGCGTCGTAGCGCTCCTTGGTCGTAGGTCGGAGCAGGCCGTCAAGGGTGAACTTGATGAAGGTCTGATCGGCACCTGGAACGAGACGCTGCAAGCCAGCCTCTAGGCGAGTGACGAGTGGTCCAAGCCCAAGGCGCAGCCACTCAATGCTGACGATCTCAACGCTGTTGTACGAGCTGTTGCCGCCTGGGTACTGGAGCAGGTGGAGCGGTACGCCCATCAATCGAGCGATGGACTCAACGCCCCAGTGCAGAGTCTCAACCAACTGCATATCGCTGATCTTCATGGACATCTGCTGGAAGTCTGCACCGCCGGTCAGCACCGCGATTTTGTGCATCTTCTCGATGCCTTCATGTCGGCGGCTGAATGAGTTGCGGAGCGAGTCCGCCTGATCCTGCGTCAACTCGCCAGGGATCTTGATCACGGCAGATGGGGCTGCGCCCTGCTCGTAGAACTTGGCGCTGTAGAGCTGCGTGGCGCTGGCAAGGCCGAGCGTCGTGCGGTGCTGCTCAACAGGCGACGGTGCGCGCAGCGCGGAGCCAGTGGCGAAGAGTGGGATGTGCAGGATCGCGTCGGAGGTCAACTCCACGCCGACATTGTCATCGCCAGTCACGGTGTAGATCGGTGCGCCATCAACGCTCTTGATGGTGACCTTCTGCGGATCGAGTACGCGCATCTCAACGATGTCGCCGTTGCGCCCCTTGATGAACAGCACGAACAGGTTGCCGTCAATGAGGAGTGACGAGACCATGCGGTGCTTGAGGTCGAAGCCAGTGAAGTTAGGATTGTTTGGCTGCGGCATCGTGAGCCACGACGGTGACGGTCGGTACGGTCGGCGCGTGCCGTCAATGCGAATGTAGGTATCCCATGGCAGGGAGGCTACGGTGTCGGCGTACAGCTTGACTGCTGCGTAGTAGGCTCCGATGGAGAGTGCCGTCTGGCTGTTGATTGAGACACCGGCAGAAGAAACAGATGGCTGATTGTCGGTGATCCAAGTGCCACCTACGGCACGCTGCTCACCAAGGATGCGGCGAAGGATGCTCACTTACGGTCTCCTAGCGTATAGCCGATAGCGGCAAGAGCCGCGCCCAATGCGATGAGTCCCAATGGGAGAGAGAGTAGCGCGAGACCTGCGATGACAAGTGCGCCACCCACAACTTCGAGAAGGTTGCTAATCATAGGTTGATCCACTCCACTTTCGCTGCTGACTTAGGTTCGATCTGTAGGAACTTTACACCCTGGAATGCGACGACGGCAGACACGGCCGCGTCAATGCGGTCAGGCGAAGCCTTGTATGCCTTGGTCAAGACCTGCCCATAGCGCGTCAGGCGCGTATGCACATTGCTGATATGGCGTGCCAGGAGCGGTGAGCCGTCGTGGCGCAGCCCCTCGCCAGTCGCCACGGCCGTGAAGAATCGGTCTACGGCTGGACCCATGCGTTCAATCGTGGCGGTGTTGAACACTGCCACGCGCTTGCCGTACCGGCGCGTCCACTCTTCAATCTCCGATGACCAGCCAGGTGGGTCGCAGAACAGGGTCGCATCGTAGGTCTGCATGATCTGATCTACGAACGCATCCACCTCACCGCGCGGCACCGTCCAGTCTGGGTCGCGGTTGGTGTCGGACTTCTCCCACGCCTTGATCAGGAACAGGTGGCCGTCCATCGTGCAGGCGGTGAGCACCGATGCGTCGCGCGCATACGAGCCGTCAAAGCCGATGCTGAGGCGCTCGCCTGGAATGAGTTTGCGCTCACGATCTGCCAGCTTCATCCACGCCTCTGCGCCGATCCAACGGTCTGGCGGCTGCACAAAGCGGTTCAGGTGGTAGCGCTGCCACTCGTGCATGGGCACTTCGTTGGCGCGTGCCAGCAGTCTGTCAATGTCTACGAATGCCGGAGCGCTAGGGTTCGCCTGCTCCAGTGCAGCCCTACGGCCAGTGTCGGTCTCTAGGTCGTGGCTGTCAGCAGCAGCCCACCACTCGACTAGGAAGGAAGGGTCGCTCACCTCGCCAGACGAGATGCGCTTGGCGTAGGTCAGCATCCTGCCGAGCAGCGTGTTCTCGTCAGAGCCTGCCGTTGAGATGTTCAACTCGAGGGCCTCGGCTCGCTTGGCGAGTGAGTTAGACAGCACCAGATGCACGCGCTCTTTGTTGCCTGTCCACTCGTGCAGCTCGTCGGCGATAAAGCAGGTTGGTCGCCCACCATCGTTGGTGCCTGCCGCAGCGGCGACGCGGTACATCCGGCCTGGACGATCCTTGATCAGGATCTCGGTGTCGTAGACCTCAAATAGTTTGGCGAGTGGACCCTGCGTGAGCATGATCCGAGCCGTGCCGAAGAGCAGGTCAGCCTGCTCGAATGATGCGGCAGCGATAGGGATGTTGGGTGACTTCGGAGCCTTCGGTCCTGCCAACTCAGCCAAGGCGATAGCCGCGAGCAGCTCGGTCTTGCCGTTGCCCTTGGGCGTACCCAGCAGGGCGCGCTTCACGGTGCGCTTCTGGGTTGCTGCGTCGTACTCGTAGATCCGCCAGATGTAGGCACGCTGCCACGGCTCTAGGCGGAACGGCTCGCCGAACTTGTCGCCCTCACCGTGGACTAGGTTGGTCTCAATCCAGCGACAGACCAGCCCACCCCACGACGGTGGTGGTGGACTACTGATCGGCGACGAGTAGAGTGGCCTCTTCTGCGGAGTCGTTGCCGGCTTCAATGTAGCGTGGGTCGGCTTCGGCTTCGGCTTCCGCGAAGGCTGCGTTTGCGATTCTGGCATTGAGTTCCTCCAGGCTGCGTGCGGCTTCACCATACACGATGCCCAAGGTCAGCCCTGCCTTAGGGTGCAGACCGAACCGATCTTCTAGCTGGCGGATCTCGGCATCTACTGAGGTGCGCTGTCGGTACATAGGGTTGAGGATCTTCTGCCCCTGAGAGCCAACGGTCATCGGCTCCTCGCGTAGGTAGATGTCCATTCGCTCGCGCTCGTCGTACATCGAGAAGAGCCGCTCAAGCGCAGGCATCTGCGCTGGCTGCACGACCTGAGCAAACGGCGAGCGCCAGAAGATCTCCCAAGCCTTGACCCAGCGCTCGGTCAGGTGACTCGGTGCCGGTGGAATGGCCGCAGGATCAAGGGCGATCTGGGGCAGCACGCCAAGATCTTTGGTCGATCTGTTCTGCCTTTTGTCGGCTGGCTTTTTCGCGCTCACAAATAAAACTCCCAACTGTTCGTAGGACCCACACCGTACAAGAGATTGACGAACTCGGCGCTGGGTACCGTAGGGTGCACGCTACTCAGAATCTGACCGCCCCTCCCTATCGCGCTTCGCCCACCCCTTGCCCTTGAAGAGCACAGCACTAGGCGTGAGCTGCAAGATCATCCACGGTCCACACTCGCAGCGTGGCACGACTGGCTCAAAGCCTGACTGCATGCGCTCCTCGATCTTGCCGCAGGTCGGACACTTGAACTCATAGATCGGCATTGGGCACCCAGTCCTTGCCAGCCCAGTAGGGCTTGCCATCTCGGCGCTCTTGGGTGCGGCGGCAGTACGAGCACTCGCCACAGGTCGGAGCGTCTGGCACTAGGTCACGCTTGCACAGGTTGCAGTACAGGACGCGAGAGCAGGCGCGGCGCTTGCCAAGCCCACGAATATCGCCAGGCTTGCACAGGTGCTCGATCACTTAGCCTTCCGTCGCTGTGCGCGGTTCAAGGCGACTGGCTGCTGTGCCGGTACGCCTAGCCTGATCTTGCCACTGAAGATGTCAGCGAAGAGCGGCTGCCACTTGGTCGTGTAGACATAGTCAGCGTCGTACTCGTACATCTTCTTGGCCAGAGCGGCGCGGTCAATCTCGCCAGCCTGTGTGGCGATGTAGTTGAGCGTCAGCCCCTCAAGGATGCTCTCAACGCTTGGGATCTTCCACCACGACTCCTGCATCTCATCCCAGTCCAGTTGACCCTCTGCGATGTAGCCGTGGTCTTTCACTAGCTCAGGCTGCGCGGTCCAGTCGGTCACGATGACTGGCGTGCCGCACGCCTGCGCCTCGATCACAGGGATGCCGAAGCCCTCACCGCGTGAGGCGAGCAGCAGGACATTGGCGGAGCGCATGATGCTGGCGAGCGTCTCGGCTGGGATGCCTGCGCGCATCTGGCTGCTGTTCACCCAGCGAATGCGATCCTCTGGAGCACCGACTGCCTTGAGCACTGGGATCAGGTTGATGCCGTCTAGGTGACCCCAGCGGTCGGTGTGCAGGTACAGGTAGGCATCCTTGTGCTGCTGCGCGAAGAGCGCCCACGCCTTCAGCATTTCAGGGAATGACTTGCGCTTGCCCTTGTTCATGGCGGTGATCACGGTCAGGTGCGCGTCCTCCGGCACGCGAAGCACATCGCGGCAGGTCGGCCCTTCATGCGTCCAGACCTTGGTGTCAATGGCGTGTGGGATGTAGACCAGGCGGTCACGCGGTACGCCTGCCTTCAGGAGTGCCTGCTCGCCGTGCTTGCTCATCGCCACGATGAGCTTGTTGCCACCCTTGATGCACCACTCCGCCACGCGCGGTGGCACTGGGTCGTGGTCGATCGGCACCCACGAGACCACAGGCAGTTGGTGGTAGGCATCGTTGATCGCCACCCACACATCGAACAGGGTCAGACCGAAGCCACCCTGTGACGCAGCCATGGCGATGTTCTCTGGTCCAGAGTCATTGGCGTACTTGATCAGCCCCTCGGCGAATACCTGGATGCCCTCGACCTCCATGTTGGTCGGAGCGCCGTAGTTCGCAGAGACTCCGACAGGGATGCCGTCTGCCTTGATGCGGTGCGCCAGTTGCTTGGTCTGCTGGCCGTAGCCGGTCGGTGCGACTGGCGTGTTGCTCACGATGATGATGGGCTTGCTCATGGTGTCCTCCTAACTATGCTTGGTGATCTTGCCGTGACAAACCCTACACAGCGTGCGGAGCATATAGGTCGGCACGATCAACGCGCCTCCCTGACTCAGCGGCTGGATATGGTCTGCGGTAAGTGGGTTGCTGGGGTTGCCGTCGCGCTGTCCGCACAGCTCGCAGTAGGGAACCTCCTTGCGCTTCTGGATGCTGAGCCTCCGCCAGTCGGCGTTGCGGTAGGGAGATGGTCCGCGATTCTTCGCCCACTCGGTCGCCTTGCGTGGTCCGCAGACATTGCAGCGGTTGCCGTAGGTGGTAAGGACTCCGCAGGTCAGACACGGTCGCTGCGCCCTCATGCCTTGGGGAATGCCGGTAGCGATAGGTACGGAGCCAAGATGCGAGCAAGATGCTCGGTTGCACGCTCCTCTGCGTCCTCTAGCTGCGGCTCCAGGACAGCCCACGCCAACTTGCCGAGTGACTCCTCTAGCGTCTCGGTGACGCGCGCATATCGAGCAAGCACTAGGTGCAGCAGCTCGTGGGTCAGGATGAGGCGCTGCTTCTCTGGGGTCTGCGCCCAGAAGTCGTGACTGACGCGAAGGTCAGCGGTCGGCTGCTGGGCGTGTGCGTCAATGTCTGCCCAGGCATCCACATCGGAGGCGGCCTCAACGATGGTGAGCTCCCACGAGTCAACACCGAGCAGCACCTGCGCCTCTGCTACCCACTCTCGGAGAGCGATGAACTTGTCCTTCGCCTTAGCCATTTGCCCTCCTGTAGTGGTGGAGCAGGAGTGGAGTCGCACCACTCGTTCCTTGCTGACCGGCAATAGCCGTGATGGTCGTGCAAGCGTCTACGCTGCCCCAGGTTAGACCCTGCCGATGGGAGGACTCCACCGGCAGGGCGAGTGACGGCAGCACACCAAAAGGTCGCGCCGTCGCCGAGAAAGCGTACCGCATCATTCGTAGATCCTGAGTGGAAGCGGCGACACTGGACGGAGTGGGCAGGTGCGATCCCAGCAGGTCGGAGTCTTCTCCTCATCGCCTGCACACACCTTGCACATCAGATCAACAGCCGCAGCGTAGATGTGCAGTCTCTTGCCTCTGTCAATCTCGGTTTCGTCTTTGAGTCGATCATTGATCCAGTAGAGGTCAGCGTCGGTGACGAAGGTGCCGCCGTAATAGCGCTCTCGCGCCCAGTGGATGCTCTTACCAAACTGCGGCATCAAGTTGAAGAGTGCGTTGAGTTTGACTTCGAGCTTCACCGACCACGCGGCACAAGCCTGCTGGAACTCTCGCTGCTCTTTGGTAGTTCCCTGATGGTTACCGCCAGCACTCCTCTGCCGAGCGGCGCGAGTTGAGAGAACGCGGCTGGGCTTAGGTCGATGGCTCGGCTCTTGCTTGTCCACGGTCTTGTGAGATCCCTCCTACAAAGACCGGCGCACTCATCTCTGACCACGACGGTCACACAGCGAGTCAGCTGGTCCTTCCTACAGACGCGGAGTGTATACGGTTTCGCGTAGTAAGAGAAACTCGCCACGGCGGCATACCAGACACGCTCACCACCACGGCCACCCTGTGCCTTGGTGAGGTACGGAGTGCAGGTATCAACACGCCCAAAGTTGGTCACGCCCTTGGGGCAGTGCGCGCCGTACCAGGTGGCGACTCCCTCGGTCGGTACACCGCTCGGTGTGAGGCTCGGTCCTCCTGAGCCAGTCAGGAGTGTGAGACTCAAGAGCAGGGATGCTACTTGAGCCATACCGTGACATAGCCTTCCAAGACAGGAAGGTTGCCGCGCTCCTCTAGCCACTGCCGCACGAGCGCACCCTTGCCCTCGGTCGGTGTGATGCAGTCATCCACCGCGATCATGCAGTCTGCTGGTAGTCGGTCGTAGATTGCTTGCAGCTCACGCAGGTGATGCTCTGCCGCATCTAGGCTGCCGACCTTGTAGTCGAACGAGTCCAGGTAAAGCAGCGAGATAGACGATGCGTTGCCGAAGTGCCGGAGGAAGTCCACAGAGTCGCCCACGGTGATGCGAGCATTCGGCGACAGCGAGCGAGCAAGAGTCACATGGTCTGGGTTGATGTCGACTGAATAGGTGAAGCCGTCCAACTGTGCTGACAGCCATGACCACACCACGGTGCTCTGGCCGTCGCCGCTCCAGTTGTTCTCCTTGCGAGCGCAGCCTGTCTCAACGATCAGCGTGGGCTGGCTGAAGGATCGTGCGATCAGGATGTCGGCGATAAAGGTGAACGCAGACCAACGGCGGCTCTCGGCAAGGTGCGGAGCAAAGGTCTTGGCGAACCCTGCGCGGAGCAGGGTGACCTCTTCCCTAGTCATGATTCAGCAGCTCAACGAAGTCCTCGAAGTCGAGCACGATCATGGTGCGGCGCTTGGTGCCTGGTCCAGGCGCGTCGCCCACGACGAGTGCGGTGATCTGGCTGCTGTTGCCCTTGACCGACCGGAGCCAGCCGTCGTAGCGCTCCGAGTAGGAGCCGTTGCCGACCTTGCACTGGATGACGATCCAGTCGGACATGACATCCGTCTTGCCGCCGTACTGGCCGACTCGCACGCCGCCGATCTTCTCGGCGACCTCGCGCTCGAATGAGTTGCCCTTGTTGCGTGCGCGCTTGCCGCGCTTGGACTTCTCTTTGTTCTGCTCGTCAATGTCTAGGTCGCTCATCTTGCTCACTTTCGTACCAGCCTTCCTAGCCGTGCCTGTCCACCGTCGGACAGCGTGAACACGGACTGTTGCAGTTCTAGGTGTCCTGACTTGATCAGTTCCGCGATGGTTGCGCGGTTGAAGATGTGCTCATTGAGGAAGAACCAGCCCTCTGGCGCGATTGCGTCCGAGTACCGGATGCTCAACTTGGCGAACTGCCGACCGATCTTGGGGTCATAGCACCACGCGTCCGCGCCATCCTGCACGCACTTGATCCCTTCGTCCAGCTCAGGAGTCAGGATCTCGATCTGACTCACTTCACGCACGCCTTGTGCCGCCACTCAAAGCGACGGCCCTTCTCGTGGATGACCAGTACGCGCGTGCCAGGGAACACCTGCCGCCTGGGATCGGTGTAGTCGATCACCTTGCCGCAGTCGGTGCAGTTGGTCACCGTCCATACCGGCGGCTTGGCTGCACCTGCGCGCTTGGTCTTTACGCCTGCCATTGCAATGACCTCCACATCCAGACCACTGTCGCTGCCGTGGTGAGCAGATAGATGAACGACGGTGCCACACCGACTCCGCGCTTGATGCTCATCGGCAGACTAGCGAACACGATGAGGAAGAGCGCGGTGTTGATGACGATCAGTGTGATGCCCACATAGGCGTAGGCGCTCACAGGTCAGCCAGTCCAGACAGCAGCGCCATTCGATCATTGGCGACCTCAATGGCACCCTCAATCGTCGGCGCTTGAAAGGTCAGTTCTGTGCCTTGTGTGTCGGTCAGAACGATTGTCCAGGTCACCTGATTCTCTTGATCAGCGAATGGGTGCTCAACGCGCACAAGGCCGTCATAGTGATAGCCGAGCTGCGCGGCTCGTGTCTCTAGTTCCGTCAAGTCTGTGTTGCTCATGATTCCTCCTCTGGGGATGCCGACCACTTGCCGTTATCCACCATGTACTGCCTGAGGATCGCGTAGGACTTCTCGGCTGTCAAGTCTGTTGTGTCGATCTGCAAGTCGTACTCGGTCTGGAGATAGCCGTGCTCGGTGATATCGGCTGCCCCTTGGAGCACCCCACGGCGCTTGGTGCGAGCCGCTGCGGATGCGAACACACGCACAATGGTGATCCCTGGGATGTGCTGCCGGAGGAAGTGCGCCTCTAGTGGCAGACGCACATCGTCAATGGCGATTGGCCGACCTAGCGGTGCCAAACGGTTGAACGCGTCGTGCCACGCCTTGATCCAAAAGTAGGCATCCAGTTCTCGCAGCTGCGCGCCGATGTCTTGCAGGATCTCGCGTCCTGAGGTCTTGACATCCAAGCCCAGGCGGCGCTGCTCGTAGTGCTTGCTCTTGTCGAAGTCGACGCCGTAGGCGAGCGATGCCACCTCACGGATGGTCTGCGCGATTGGAAGCACGATGTACCGGCTCTTACGCCGCTCCTCCAGCATCTCTGCCAGCGTGCTCTTGCCTGAACCCTGTGGTCCGACAAATGCGATGTGTGCGCTCATTTCATGACCCTCCTGAGATAGTCGATCCACATATGAACGCGCTGTGGATAGCGCTCAAAGAATCCGATGGCTCGGTTGCAGGGTGAGCAGAGCAGCGCCCTGACACACTTGCCGCACGAGATCGGCACGCCCTTTGTCCTGCCGGTACTGAGCGTCTCGTAGGTGCAGCAGCGCGGATCGTGATCCACCGTCACTGCCCTAGCCTCGCCAAAGCGGAGAGGCTCCTTGCACGCTCCACATCGATCAGCCTGCGCCAGCCGTAAGGCCGTGTACTGCTCCATCGTCATCCGATGGTTGTAGAGCGTGTACTTCAACACCCTCACAGCTCGTTGGTCTTCAGTCTCTTTCTCCCTCCAGGCTCTCGTTGCCAGAGCGTGCTTGCTTGGCTCCTCTTGCTTACGCATTCTTCTTCAGTCCTAGAATCTCGTTCAGTGGCGTGAGCCTTCCAGAGCCAGAGCGTTTAGGGGATATAGGGGTTCTATTCTTTTCTCCTTCTCTTTCTCTTTCTCTGTCCGTTGACCTACCCCTGTTTTGATCTCGCCACTTTTGTCCACGAGAGGTCGAGGTGGGGTCGACTTGATAGCGAGAGTAGTTCGACACGGCGATGACTCCGTCTCCAGATTCTGTCAGGAGACCACTTTTCAACAGGCCGTCCACACCCCTGAAGAGGCGTGCGCCGATGACGGTCTTGAGGTGCTGTCGGTTCTTGAAGATGCCACCGGATCGCAGCAGCTTCACCTCACCAATGATCGTGATGAACGCGCGGAACTGCGTGTCAGTCAGCGCCGAGATCTCCGCATCTCGGTGTGCATTTGCTACCCACTTGAACCAAACCATTCGTCCTCCGCTCTGTGTTAGTGGCTGGGAGAGGTGGAGGTCACCAGTCTCTCCCAGCCGTAGATGATGCCGTTGACTAGAACGGCAGTTCCTCTAGCGCGGTCTCTAGCGCAGGGTTGCCATCGTGCAGACCCTTCGCCTTGGCGGCAAGCATTGCCTCACCCTCATCGCGCACCTGGGCGTTGACCCACGCGATGCTCGGCTTGCGCTTGCAGAAGTCGCCGTTCGACTTGCCAGAGCAGGCGTAGAAGGCGCTGTACGCCTTGCCAGCCTTGCTGACACCGGCAGGCTTGTGCGACCAAGCCGTGCGGTGGTCTGGGCATTCACCCTCCGCGAACAGCATTGCTGCTGCTACGGCCACATCGTCCGTGGAAACCGACGGCTGCGATGCCCTCACAGAATCAACGGAGAGGGGTCTAGGAGCCACGGAGAGGCTCGCGCCTGTGCCTGACGCATAAAGAGACCGCCCTACGCCAAGGAGAGCCGCGCAGCGGCGAAGAGCGTCGCTTGATGCCTCCTTCAGAGGCTCGTCGCTTTGACCACCGTTGGGGTAGCCGTAATCTTCCTTGGTCGAAGCAACGCCATCCACTCGGATGGTCAGCGTTCCCTTGATCGCCTTTGCGGTGCTGTCGACCACGACGCTCTCAAAGTTCCACCCAGTGATGCCCAAGACATCGTCTAGGCGCTGAGCTACGGCTCGCGCATCGGCGTAGGTGAAGGTCATTCCGCCGCGCCCTGGGCGCTGCTTCAGATCCGTGCCGGTGAACGGTGCGGCCAGTGCCGCTGCGATTTGCTTAGTCATTCTCTGATCCTCCAATGGTCTCTACAGGTAGCAACTGCTCGGCTACCAGATTCAATGAACTCGCCTTTGCAATATGTCCGCTCTCGAATAGGGTTCCCTCCTTCACTTCATATGCCAGATAGAGATACTGGCTCTTATCCATCACTCCGAGCAGCCACGCACGCTGGTACTTATCCGCGTGGGGTGGCCCATTGCGGTCCTCTCCAGGCGCGAGCTGCAAGTGAACGAAGGCGTAGTAGTCCACCGCTTGGTGGTCTCGGATGTAGTCAAAGACGCTGACCTCAACATCGTTGGCTGCCGGTCGGCTCCACCCCTTGGTCTTCACATCGACCTTCAGACCGCAGACCACATAGTCGTGTGTCGTGAGGTCCACTGGGATGAACGGCATCTTGCGCTCGCTGAGTACCGCCTCAAACACGGCCTGACCTAGCACGCCAGTCCAAGTGGTGTTGCCGTCCGCCTTCTCCTTTCGGAAACGCAGCGCGCTGCTGGACTGCGCCTGCTTGAACATCTCTTCAGCCCTGACCTTGATCGCGGTGGTGAGTTCTACTTCGATCACGCTTGATCCTCCTTCCCAAAGACGCGGAATACTCGCGCCCCTGGCTTCTCTGAGGTGAAGCGCTTGATGGCTTCACCGTAGGTGTCTGGAGCAACCGTTCGCAGGACATCTGCGATGCTCTCCCAGTCCACCTTGACGCTGCTCTTGTTGGTCTTCCAGGTGGCAAGCCACCCCTGACCCTTGACTCCTTCGCCATCGCCGATGGCTTCCTTGATGGCGATTGCCATCTCCTTTAGCGCGGCATCGGCAGCCTCTGCCTCAACCTTCGCTTCGATGTAGAGCCGCGCAATGTGATCCAGCTGCGGATCAGCCACGGCATAGGTGTTGTTGCTCTGCGGCTTGACTTCAGCGAGTGTGTCGCTGTCGTTGCCGGTCAGAGGTGGCGGAGTCTTGGACTGCACCAACTCGCGGAATAGGACGGCCTTGTCGAACAGTTGCGTCTGGTAGACAGGGTCAGCCTCCACGCGCTCAATGCGAAAGACCAAGCCAGAGAGCAGCACTGCGACATCGCAGTACGACGCGCCAGTGATGAACATCTGCCACTGCACCTGGTCCACATACTCAGGTGGCACTGGGTACAACTGCCAGCGGCTGCTCGTTGAGGTCTTGATCTCTACGAGACCGTCGGTGTCGCCCACGATGGTGCGATCTAACGATGCCATCGCCCAAGGGAACTCCTTCAAGCGCACGATGCCGTTGCTCTTTCGCAGCTTCTTGCCAGTCTCTGCGGTGTAGTAGTCGGCGACTGCCTGCTCTAGCAGTTGACCGCGCTGTGCGGCCGCTCCGACTTCCTGCTCACCGACCTGACCAGTCAACTCCGCCCAGAGTCGGTAGGCGGTCTTGTACGGCGACGAGCCGTTGATGGCAGTGATACCGGTGGCGGTGATGCCGCCCTTCCGCATCTCGAACCACTCTGGACTCCGCTGCGGTGCGGATACAAACTCAAAGCGCTTGCTCACTTGACCTCCTGTGTCTTTTTCAACGCCGTGACTGCGGCGCTCAGTTTCTTCTTGGCTTCTGCCAGTCGCTTCTTGTCTCCTGTCGTGTAGATGTCTACGACCTTCTTCCAGTGGCTGACATTGCAGTCAGCGCAGAGGCGCTCAATCAGCGAAGGCTTGGTCTCGGTCACCATCTGCCGCGCGCAGATTACGCACTTCCACTTGGTCACTGCGTGCGTCCAAATACAGGCTGGCTCTTAGCAATCTGGATCAACAGCGCCCAGCACACGCCGCAGATCTGGTCGCGCTTCTGTGTCGACTTCGTCTTGACTGGACCCTTGCAGTAGGCGCACCTCATCGTGAGACCAACTGAAAGACCAACACGGCCAATACCCAGAACGCCATCACCGCGACGGTGAAGCTGAAGCGCTCACGGTTGTGAGCCTCTCGCTCTAGGCGCTGGAAGTCGCTCACAAAGGACTTGTGCTTGACCATCCTTGGAGTGGACCTGCGGTTGATCTTCATAGCGAACCGCCAACGATCAACACGAAGATGATCGATGCAATGAAGATGGTGTAGGTCACCATCTCAGCGATGCTCGGCATCTCGGTGTATTCACGCAGACCTGCAAAGTCCGACTTAGGTCGGTTGCGATTGTCCGGTGTGCGCGGATCGTAGTAGCGCCTCAGCTTGCCGTTCTCCAGCACGCTGAATGTCTGTGGGTTCCTCTTCACCTTGACCTCCTGTACCAGCAGAGCCGAATGGCTCATTCCTCACTGGCAGGAGCAGCATACGCTCAACGGCAAGCAGCCGTCAACCCCACGCGCACAACTTGTGGTGTGAATATGTTTTATGCAGGGTGGATACTCCCCTGGGTGGAGGAGGAGCCACCCAGGGGAAGCCGCCTAGGACGGCTGTGTCGAGTCCTCTAGGCTGATCGCTACCAGTAGTCGGAGGCAGACCCCACAGAGCAGCTCGTCGGCTGACTCGACCTCCCAGACCCTAGCGACCATCTCGCAGACGGAGCAGTTGCCGAATGGCTTGGCGACCTTGACCGGCACGATTTACTTGTGAGGGCCGTTGCCGTTGGCGATCTCTGCCTTCGCCTTGCCGATGCCGAACTTAGGATCGTCAGGGTTGAGGGCGCGCACGATGACCTGAAGGCACGCAGCAATGGCACCTGCAAAGATCATATCTGCCTGATCAGCGTCTAGGCGCGTGATCTGGGAGCCGCTCGCCAAGGCGATAGCGAGTCCAGTTCCGAGACCTGTGCGGAGCGCTTCGATCACCATCTCGTCAATGCCGGTGTTGGCGACGATCCAGCCGAGCGATGCCGCAGCCTTAGCGCGGAAGCCCTTCTTGCCGTTGCTTGCCTTCGCGGCTTCTACGAGCGCGCTGAAGGCTTCCTTGCCTTTGTCATCCCAGTCAACGCGCTGGAGGGCCGCCTCAGCGTCGGCGATGACGGCGGCTGTCTTAGTACCCTTTGCCATTGGAACCTCCTTAGCGTGGCTGGTTGGTGCCTGTACGACGATTGTAGGAGCAGCGGCAGGAGCCACTACTGGTGCTACCACAGGAGCAGCGACTGGCACTGGAGCCGCGACCTTGCCTGGGTGCGTGACGATGAGCAGGCACTTGTAGTCGACTGCCACCTTCTTCGCCTTGACCTTGCTGTTGGCAATCTGGCGCAGCTGCGCCTCTGTAACCGGCACGCCGTACTTCTCAGCGGCTTGCTTATCGTCACGAGTCGGACACGCCCACTGCCAGCCGTGGTCTTCGCACCATCCTGCGGAGGTCATATGGCCGTAGCCAGCCTTGATCTTCTCTGGCGAATGCTTGCTCCACCACTTGAACCAACGGTCGTGCCAAGCGCTGATTTTTACATCGGCTGGGTAGAAGGATGGACCTTGCTGGACCCACACCATAAGTGCTGCGCCGCCCTTGGCTGCGGCGACTGCGTCCTCCCAAGACTTGGCGTAGCGAGCCTTTCCGCCTAGGTGGGCGATGACCTTGATGGCTTCGGCAAGACTGCCGCCATTGTCGGACTTGCCCTGCACATCGGCTCGACCTGTGACTTTCTTCATTGCGATTACTGCCTGTGCGGCCGTTGGGCTTAGTTCATATTTTGAGCTCCAGCCAATGGCTGCCGCGCAACTACTCCATGTGCAGTCGTCTAGGATCTGCTTCGCGCCCTTCAGCTGGGATTCAGCGTCAGAATAGAGCTGTGAGGCAACGCGATATTTCACTCTGCGTTCTCCTTCTTGATCAGCACGGCGATTGCTCGACCTGCTGCGTCAAAGTCCAGAGCCGCGCTAACAGGGAATCCCTCAGTGCAGCCCTCTGAGTAGTCGTTGCCATCTTCGCCCTGCTTCCAGAGCGTGCCGCCAAAGGCGCTGTTCTCGGTGTTCAGTACGAGAGCCACCCACTCACCTGGCGCGGTATTGATCCGCGTCCAACCCTGCTCGTGGATCTGCTCGATGTGATCTGCTGCGCTCATTATTCCTCCATCCACCGAAGTGGTCCTGTGACGAGCCAGATGATTGTCAGCCCACCGAATAGCGTCGCCATCGTGGACTGCGTGTCGCCCTCTGGCAGAACAACGACAGCAAAGAGCAAGCCTAGGATTGTCCAGGCTCCGCCTACTAGGTCAATGATAATCCGCTTGATCACTTCGTTGCCTTTCTCGCTGCACTTGCAGCAGCTGCACTGGCGGTCGATGCTGCGGCGACGGCCGCACTGGCTACCTGACCGACGATGATGGCGATGGCGACTGGTGCAGCCTTCTCTTTCTCGACCGGAGAGAGATCCTTGCCGAGATTGGCGATGGCTTCTACAGCCTGCGTGACGGTCTCCGCTACTGCGGCTGCCGCCTCTCCGACTGCTTCGCTCACTGCGGCGATTGTCTCACCGACGACCGCTGCTGCTTCTTCCGCAATGTTATCTGGTGACGGTGATGGTGAAGGCGTTGGCTCCACGCTCGGCTCAGGCGTTGCAGTCTCTGTCGGCGTTGGTTCTACTGACGGTTCAGGAGTAGGTACAGGAGTGGGAGTAGGAGTAGGGGTGACTGTCGGAGTAGGAACTGGCGACGGCTCGGCCGTGGGCGACGGCTGGGGTGTGGGAGTCGGCGATGGGATCGGCGATGGTTCAACACTTGGCAACTCACTTTCTGTTGGGGTTGGCGTAGGATCTGGCGATGGACTTTCTGATGGACTTGGTTCTGGCGTTGGCTCAACAGATGGTTCTGGGCTTGGCTCTGGTGACGGCTCTGCGCTTGGCTCTGGCGTTGGTAGCGCGCTGGTAGTCAGCCACTCAGTTGGCACGGTGCCGTAGCCGAGAGTTGGTGCGCCGTACCAGAGACGCGCACACGCGCCGCCGCCCCACTCAAACATCCAGATGTCGAGTGCGTAGGACTGACCTGCAACGAGCTGCGAGTAGCCCTCATTGGGTCCTGACCAGTGACCGCCGCAGCCGTGGAAGTTCCAGTCATCAAGCGTCAGCACGCCGTCTAGCGTCATTCTCCAGCCATCGTCGCTCCAGTTGAGAAACTCCCACTGGCCCCTCTCTGGCACGGTCAGCCAGCCTGTGAAGTTGATGACGAAGAAGTCGCCTGGGCAGCCCTCTGCCGGTGGAGCGCTACCCCAGTCGTAGTCGATGTTTGGCACCACGGCGGAGTAGCACGGCTCGGTTGTCGGTGGCGTGACCCACGGCTCGAACGGCCACGACATCTCTGGGTAGACCGTCATCGTCACGCCCTGCTGCGGCAGATCCTCAGCGCGCACGATCGGCAGGAAGATGAGCGTGCTGAAGACGATCCCTAGCAGTGGGAACGCGGCGCGCTTCACTTAGCGAGCAGCGATGCGAGTAGCGGCACAAGTACGCTGAACAACAGCGCACCGATAGCCACTAGTCCTCCTTTGAGTTTGTCCACATCCGAGCGCACCTGATCCAACTTGGCGGAGTGTGAGTCCAGACGCTCGATTAGTTGGTCAATCTGTCGTGGGGTCATCGTGACTCCAGCGCCTTGAGGCGCGTGTCGATGTCGAGCAGCGCCTGCACCACAAGCGCCTCCATCTCGTTCTGCGGAATGTTGACGGCGAGAACCTCAGTCGTATCAACGAGATGCGCCTCGCGCTCATCTACGCCGAGTGTCTCAACCCAATGCGCCAAGTCAGTCGTGGCGACCTGATCGGCGATGAAGCCCAGACGCTTGCCATCGTCAGCCACGGCGTCGGTGCGGCCGTGTGCCTCTGGTGCCTTCCACTTGAACGCCACCGGCATAAGTTGCCGCAGCGTGTCGAGTGCGCCGCTGATCTCGGTGATCTGCTCCTTCAGCCGTGAGTCTGAAGGCGTGGTGAGGTTGGCGTACTTCCAACCGTTGCTGTAAAAGTAGCCACGGTTGTTTGTCGTATCAACTGCGATGCCGCCGTTGCGGAGTGCGTCTGCGAACGCGTCGGTCGTAGCCGTGCCGTTGATGTTGGTGCTCGGCTGACCTGCGGTGACCTTAGTGATCAGCACGCCAGAAACGGTGGTGGCTGTTGATGCTGCAACATCTGCGGCGCTGGTCGAGTGAGTCCAGAGGCGCGTGTTGGTTCCACCCAGGTTGATGTTCGGACCAGTCAGCGCGGATGTTCCGTAGATCACACCGTCAAAGCCGATGTTGCCAACGACGGCGATAGAGTCATCTGTCTTCAGCGTGTCCGCAGCTGAGCGATAGAGATTTGTGTCTCCGCCAATAGTTAGACCAGCTCCTGCAAGTGTATCTGGAATCGTGATCTGATCTGCTCCAGCACTCGTGCCGTCTACGATCAGCGTCTCTGTCTGTACTAGCCGCGCATCAATGCCGGTGCCAGCGTCGGTGCTAATGAACGGAGAGCTAACGGTCACATCGGAAGAACTAACTTGGAGCTTGCCATAGCCAGCAGTTAGCGATGTTGGCATAGCCGTATCAACAGATGTAATGCCGTTGGTCTTCCACATTGCACCTGGCCCATATGTCGCTGGATCATTTCGATCCGCTACTAGAATCATCGGCATACCAGGAATCAGCTTGACCTCATAAAGATCCAAAACAGCGGAAGATGCATTAGTTGTCGTAGCGGCAATCTCAATATAAATGCGAGCATACGCCGCGTCTGCTGGGGTATTCAATCGCTCAGTGTTAGCAATTATGTAGGCCGTGGTCGTGTTGATAAAGTTGTTGAAGGATAGTGTTTGTGTGGCGGCTGATCCTGTAGTAGTCAAATCTGCTTTGTAATAACGAATCTGAATATTGAGTGTACGGTTTGAAGCGCTTGTCGCGCCACCTGCGGTGACCTCAAGGCTGTAGGAATACGCCCTATCTCGCGTAGCATTGATCGGCACATAGCGCGTGATTGAGGCTGCCTTGCTTGATGTATTGGCGGCAACGGTCCAACGCAGCACATTGCCAGAGCCAGAGGCCGCGTCTGCCACGACAGCGCAGGTAATCGCGCCCACGCTGCTGTTATCCGTAAAGGTCCAGTACGGAAGTGGGTTCTCTTCGGTAATCGTGTCTCCAGCTGCGTCTGGCGGAACAGCAAAATCACCATTACTGACAAATGACTGGATAGTTCTCAATGCGGCTGGACCAAAGATGAGTGAAGTCTCGCCGTCGGTATTGTTGGCAACGAGCGGCGAGCCTTTGTCGTTGTTTACGCCGCCCTCATACGCGCCAAGCCCTGTGACATTCGTGCCGTACTTACCCATCGTTAGTCCGCTCCAATCAATACGCTAAGGCCCTTGAGATACTGCCGTCGGAAGTCCGCTTCAATGTCGTATTGCACCTGATAGGTGCCGCCACCTTCTGCGAAGCGCATCGTAACGGTCGCAATGAATAGCACAACGCTCGCAAGGTCAAGCTGGATAGAAGTCAGTCGAACATACTGACCTGGTAGCCACGCCTTTGCAAGGTAGTAGATGGTTCCAGTAGCGCCGCCGCTCGTGATAGTTCCGCTTGTGACTGTCGTGAAGGTAAAGCTTGTTGATGTGGGAACAGTGGTCACAGTCCAGGTACCGCTTAGTGCAGTGTATCCAGTCGGTCCAGAAAACAGATTGATCGTCACGGTGTCGCCAACCCTAAAGGGATGATCCGCATTGGTTGTAATAGTTGCGGTTGTGCCACTTCGTGCCGCGAGCGAAGCCCCAGCCGCGAGTGCATATCCCTGGCTGTAGCCGTATGACCAATCAGGAGATGCGGTCTGGCTGAGGTCACCGCCAGCAACAGAGAACGACACGGTGCGCACCGGCTTGCTGCGAGTCACCATCGTTGCTCGAGTCAGTGAACCAATCGTCGCTCCACGGTCGCTCAGATTCTTGACCTTTGGTGCGCTGAAGATTTCGTGGGGCAATGGGCCGTTGCGAGCAGCTTGCCCAGCACCGTCGCGGCTGTAGGTGCCTGTGTAGGTGCGGAAGTATGGGTCGTTGGTTGGCGCGGTTGGGTAGGTCTGGTTGCTGTCATATCGAGCCACCGTGTCAGCAGCCTGTACAAAGATCCCCTTGACAATGTCGGAGTGATCAAGGTTCACCGTAAGATCGCGCGCAAAGATTCTCGTGGTGGCGGTGGTGCTACCAGTTCGCAGCAAGGTAGGGTCAGTCACGATCTCGGCTGGAGCGCTGGCTACAGCTGGTGCCGCTACCCTTGGGCCATAGTTGATGCGCCCATCGCCATCAAGCCAGTAGCGGTACTGCACCTCTGCAATACCGCCTGCGGCCTCTGCGATCTGGTCCAGGGCGCTTTGCAGCGTGGTTGCCTTGAATGATTGCTTGCCAATCGTTTGTGCGGTGCCAGTGAAGATCGCGCGCCTTGAGCCAGTGATCACTCCGGTGTTCAAGATCTGCCGAGTGGTCGCGTCATTCACCTGCGCGTCAATCTTTGAGAGCAGCGAGTTGATGTGGTCCTGGTCTGTTGACGCTGCGCCACCTTGCGTGAATGAGTCCATAGAAGACTTGACTGTGATTGCCGTCTTAGGGTTGCGGATGATGGTCTTCTGAAGCCAGCCATCAGCGTCAGAAACACTGACTGTGGCGCGTGTGCCTACGCCGTTCTCCAGCAGGCGTGCGTTGATACCAGTGATGAAGCCAAGGAAGATCGGCGTGGTCGCGCTGTAGCGGCTATCAAAGAACTGGACGCGCGCATTATCGTAGACCGCGCCTGAGCGCCACCACTGTAGATATGGGGTCTGAGTCTTGACTTCGATTACATCAAAGGACATTGACCCACCGCCACCGTCGCCAGACATCGTCAGCGTAAGGCTGCCAAGATCAACATATGGTGTGGTGGTAGAGGCTGGAGCTGGGAGTGTCAGCAGGTCGCCACCGGCTCCTGCGCCTGTGACTCCTGCGACGATCAGCGTGAACGGATTCGCCATTTAGCGGCCGCGCTTGAAGTTGCCTGTGCGCTTCAGGGAATCGGTCACCACCGTGTCGACCTTGCCTGTGCCGATGTAGATGTTGTTGGTCGTGGTTCCTGTTGAGCCGTTGGCTCCAGAGAAGAACAACTCTCGTACAAGAGTTGACTGACCATCTGTTCCAGTTGGTGCGGTGATTAGCGGCGTTGTTCGATTCTTGAGATTGAGGCTTTGGGCAAGTTTAGTGAGTGCGCTCGCCATTTCTCCCTGCTTGATTGATTGATCAATAGCGAACGCTCCAGCGACGATTGGAATGGCGGCAATAAGGGCGGTGCCAACAATCGCTGTAATGCCTGCGGCAGCAGCAGCGGCTGCGCCTCCTGCGGCAGCCGCGCCACCAGCGGCACTAGCCGCCGCTGCGGTAGCAGTTGACGCAGCCATCATTGCACCAAACTTAGTAACAGCAGCGGCGACGAGTTGACCTGTGATTGCACTCGCCAATGCCGCAGGGATTGTTGCGGCGATGTTGGCAACGATGAGTGCGGTGAATGGGTCCATACCACCCTTGAGAAGGTTAGCCGTGATGGCACCCTTGAGTCCGCCAAAGGCTGCGCCGATGCCGGTGACCAGCAGGGTGATAGAACCGCCTGGGCCGAGCAGATCGTCAGCGCCCTTGCCGATGCCGCCGATCTTGTCAATGAACTCCTCGATCCTGACTACGGCCTTAGGAACGAATCGTTCAAACTTAGCAAACAGTTCTGGTAGGTTCGCCAGAATGTTAGTCACAAGTTCGTCAGCAAACTTCTGGAGTTTCGGAGTCAACTTGGTAATGATTCCAGAGAAGCGATCCATATACGGAGCCAAGCCCTTGAACAACTTGGTGACTGCTGGGAGGAAGGCTGCGCCGAACTGCTCTTTGAGTTCTGCTGCCTGGATTGATACGACGCTGAACGATCCCTCTAGCGTTTCTGCGTATGCGGCTGCGCTGCCCTTCGTCTTGCCAAGGATTGCGTTGAGTGCCGCCTGACCCTTGACCACTTTGCCAGTGATACCGAGTGTCTTGAGCAGCTTGCCGCCGTTGCCTTGGTACGCCTTACCGACTGCAATCGTTGCATCGGCCAGAGACATACCGCTGGAGCGCGCCAACTCCATTGCGACATTCTGAATCTTTGTTGCTTCAGAGTACTTGCTGGTAAAGCGCGTGCTTGCCTCAATCGATGCGCGGACCTCATCGTCGGTGAAGGCAAGTTTCTGACCGGCAAGGATCTGCCGCTCTACCGCAGCCAGAACGCTCTCAGTACCGAGCTTACGCGCCTTGAGGGCTGCGGTCAGCTTTGCGGTTGCGGCTTCGTCTGCTGCTGCACCCTTGATCGCCGAGACGGTGAACGCGCCAACGCCTGCGGCTACACCGGCAATACCCAGTGCCACCTTGCGAAAGTCTGCGCCGATGCCGCTTGCCGTCTTGCCTAGGGTGCCAAGCGCCTTGTTGACGGTCTTGATGTTTTTAGACGCGGCATCACGAGCGCTAATCGTTGCATTGACTGCGATGTTAGCCATTGCTTACTCCTACCCTGTTCGCAGGTTGGACATATTTGGCGAGATGCCGAAGACCGCTGCATCTGCCCTGAGTCGCTCATTGCGCGCTGATCGAGCAATGCGCTTGATCTTCTCGCTGGCTTCTACGCGTCGCTTGCCTTCAGCCTGGAGAGGGGTGAGTGGACCGACAAAGTCCGGCTTGTTCCACTGTCGGAGCGACTGCTCCTGTTGGAACTTGGTTGCCGTGCCGTTCGCATACTCAATCTCTAGACCGAGTACCTTGGCGCGCATCGCCTCGTCGTTGAGCAAGAGCACGATGGTCTTAGACATCGCATCCTTGGCTAGTTGAATATTAGCCTCTACTGCCTCAATAACAAAGTTGCTGCCACGAGTTCCTGGATGCTCAATGAACTTGCGATCAGAGAACAGGTTGGCGGCAGTCACCTTAGGGATGGTGTGTGGCTTGGTTCCCTTGACGACGAACCACGCGTACCAGGCGTACTTCTTCCCAGCGACAGGACCGACGATTGCGCCTGGTCGAGTGATGCGCGAGCGTCGGCCGCGCACGCTCTTGGCAAGTCCGCCGAGATCTCGTGGAGCCTTCTCTCGTACCGGCTTGGCAAGGGCGCGAGCTGCGTTGACCGTGGCGAACTGTTCGAGCTTGCGAACGCCCTTCCAGCCGAGAGAGTTGAGGAATGCCTTCTGGAGCGCTTCAGCCTCAGCGCGGACATTGCCCTGGAGTTCGATCTCTACGGCAGCCTTAGCCACTTACTTGCTCCTTGGTTGAATCTCGCAATACAAACCCCAATAGGTCATGAGATCTTCAGCAGTTGCGGTCTTCAGTATCTCCCAAGGTGGCACACCGTAGGCGGTGCCCAGTGTGTGCGCGATGATCTCTGGGCTGGTTACCACGACGGACTGACCAATGGCCAGCCGTCTGGCTTCCAGCCTTACGCGTTTGGGAGTGCTGAGATTGCGGTTGCCCACTTCTCCATTGCAGCCGTGATGGCAGCGACTGGAGCATCAAGGATGTCATCGGCGGCATTGCCGTCGATGTCCTTGAAGTTGTGGCTCACAACCAACCTAGCGAAGGCTGCGAACTGGACGGCTGTGTCGCCCTGTAGGTCGATCAAGATGCGAGCGCTTACATTGCGTCGCAGTTCAATCGTCCAACCGGCATACACGCCGTCTAGCTCAATCTTCACCGTGTCCATATTGACCCTCCTCCTAGCGCCCTAGGCGCTCTGCTTTATGGCGCTGTTGCCAGCGGCGAATCCACGATGATCTCAAGCGACTTGCCTGAGGTCGTGTCGAACGCCAGTCGGCAGGTGACCTCATTGACCACCACGCCCTCGTTATCCGCTGAGAGCGGAACGATGTTCTCGATCTCCCAGGAGCCGAGAATCCACACGCCGTAGTTATCGGCAGTCGTACCGAACAAGCGCAGGTACTTCTGCGTGGCGATGTCGGTGATTGGGAAGCTCGTCGTGGCTGACGAGTTGCTCGCCACCGTGAAGGTGAGCGTTGCATCAAGCACGCCAGTCAGCGCGGCCGTCGCAGCCGTGAGGCTGCCATCGAGCGCCGTCACCATCCCTACACCGGTCGTGACAGACAGGTTGAAGTTGTAGATCGTGGAGTAGTCGGTTGCCCCTGTGCCGGCCTTATTTGGGAAGTCGGTGTCAATGCTCAACTTCATCAAGCGCCCAGGCAGGAATGGGTTCGCAGGGATCGCGTTAGGGAATGCAAGCACCGATGAGCTGACCGTGGTCGCCGCGAAGGTTGCGCCCATCTGGAGCAAGCCATTCGCATCTGCCGAGAAGGTGATCTCGGTTGGTGCTGCGTCTCGAACGAGATACTTCTGCACGCCGTCGGTGACAAGGAACGAGTAGAACACGAGCGTGTCAACATCGGTCTGTGTTGGCGACCAAGTCCAGCTGTATGGCGTAGCCGTGCCTGAGGTGCTTGCGCCGATTGCGTCAAGGACGAGCGGCAGGGTGCGGAGCGATGCAGGACCCTCAGCAATGGTGAGGACTGGTGCTCGTCCGGTGATGACTGGCTGGCTCGCCTGAATGGCCGTGCGGCGACCGACGGATACCGTCTCGCCAAGGTCAACGGTCACGCCAAGATCGAGCGATCCGACGGTCTCATTGAACAAGATCTCGCCAGTCGTGGTGCCCATGGCTGCGGCCGTGCCGAAGCCGGATTGCGACGCAGTAGCGATTCGCGTCAGAGCCTTTGCGCCGAATGTTGGCATCTCTCGATCTCCTTGCTTTACGCGGTGAACGCAACCGTGTCGTACACGGTGACTTCCGCACTTGCCTGAACCGTCAGGTAATCCTGATCGGCGTATGTATCTGTGCCGAGTGTAGTACCAGTGACTGCCACCTGAACGGCATTTCCACTAATCGTCACAGCTCCGTCAAAGGCTGTTCGCAGCCATGCGCGCCAAGTGTAGAGGTCTCGGTACTTGTCATCCATCCGTGGGATTGGTAGCAGGTAGACCACCACATTGACCGTCAGCACCGTGGTGCGGTTGCCGTTGCCAACGCTGATCTGGTCGCCGCCTGGGAAGAGCACCGCGCACGGTGTGACCGGCAAGCCCTCTGGAGGCGTGGCGTATGCCTTGCGGAGCGTGTAGCCAGTCGGCGGCGTGAGCGCCGTCAGCCGAGCTGCAATGGCATCAAGGATGGTCAGGTCGGTCATCGTGCCAAGCCGCCGCGCTTGCGGTACGGCTCAAGGATCAGCGCAGCCTCTGGGTGCAGAGCGCGGCTCATCCGCAGGATGCCGCCAAGGTCAGCCGATCCGATCACGCCGAATGGTGCGGTGCGGCTGTTCCAGACAGCGCCAGCCTGAATAATCTCCGCCTGCTTGACCGCAGCTGGAACGCTAGGGAAGCCGAACACACCGACCACCCTCACGCCAAGGTAGACATCCTTGGGGAAGTTGCGCGGCCATGTGACGCTCGTGTCGATCTCGGTGTAGGGGAAACCATCTAGGGCAGCATTGCGCGGAGCGAGCACATAGTCAGTGCCGCTCGTCCAGGTGGTCTCGTAGGTACCGTTCGCGTCATCGTCAGTCTGGAGCGTGGTGATGCTGACGAGATCATCGGTCAACACATACTGGTAGTCCTCAGCCGTGTAGAAGCGTGTCTCCGACGCTGTGCCGAAGCCAGTCTTCCGGTCGCAGTACAGATCGATCAGCGTGTCGGTTGCGTCCAGCACCGACTGAAGCGCCGTGTCATCCGTGCTGTCGGTAATGCCGACCGCAGCCTTGAACTCAGCGAGTGTTGCGTAGGACATTTATGCGCCTCCTGTATGAATGCTTGCCAAGTCTACTGTGCCGTTATTCACGATGGCATACATCTTGATTCCCTCTGGGAGCCAGAGCGTCACCGTGCTGTTCTGGTGAATCTCAAAGCCGTTAGCGGTCGACACCGATGCTCCACCAACATAGACCTTTGTTGCGGATTCGCAATGCAGCGTGATCCAAGAAGCGCCGCTCATACCTGTTGCAATAAGAACAGCAGTCGTTCCCACCTCTGTAACTTTGGAGATCATCTGTGCGGCCATTATTCCCCTTCAGGAGCCACGCTCGGCTCTGTTTGTGTGACGGTGGCTGTCCTCATATTCTTTGATACTTTCGCGCGCTCTACGAGCCGCGTTGATGCCTCTGCATCGACATCTGCAACAGCCTCAGCCAAGCCAAACCCAATCAGGCTCTCCGCCTCTGCCTGTGGCAGGTCAACGATTGAGCCGCTTGGATATTCACCGCGTCGCTTGCAAAGTCGAACGAGCATTAGTTCTCCTTATGGTGCGGATCAGGGGAGCCGCCGAAGCGACTCCCCTTCACCACTAACTAAGCCGAGCTACTGACGGATCAGTTGCAGGCGTAGTACTTGACGGCATCAGCCTGTGCAAGGCCGGTCGCGCCGCGAACCTCAACCTTGTACGAGATGAGACCAAGGTTCCACGCGTACTCGCGGCTTACATCCACGCGGATGCCACCGACGAGAGCGGTCTTGATCTGCCCAAGATCACCGAACAGGATTGGCTTGGCATCGTCGCCAATGTTCGCAATCCCTGAAGCGGTGTAGACAGGCTTGCCAAGGAGGCGATCAACGCCACCCTGACCACCTGGCTGGAAGAGAGGAACGCTGGACGATGTGATCCCAAGGACGGTTCCAAGGGTCGCATCGGACATCAGCCAACCACTCTTCGCGGCTGAACGGTACTGCTGCTTGACAGCGTACTGAAGCGAGACCAGTTCCGCATAGGTCGGAACAAAGGTCGCGCCGGTCACGCCTGAACCAGCGGCGGTCACGACGGCCGTACCAGCGGCTGCGCCGTGAGCGATTGCAACTTCCTGACCAGCAGCGTCCGCAATGAACGCAGCGATGTCAAAGGCTGCATCCTCGACAAGCTCTTCCGAGACCTGCACGAGAATCTTGTAGCCGGATGGCGTGAGCTGAAGCGTGCCCATCGTTGGGTCGCTCTCAACAATCGTGCCAGCCTCGCCAGGAGCGGTCGCCGTTCCAAGAGCCGTGGCTCGTGGGAACTTGATCGCGTTGCCGGTGGCAACACGGATCACATCGACCACATCTGGGTTGATGAATGGGTTGATCTGACCAGCCACAACATTGACGCGTGGGAACACGGCAACTGGATCGCCCAGGTTGCTGCTCTTGGTCACATCGCGGTACTCGAACGAGTCCGTGCCGCCAGCAAGACCGAT